AACGTGAAAAGGTCATTCGTGAATCTATCCTTAAAGAAGTAACAAAGTCACAACCAAACCGAGTTGAAGTTGACCCATTGGATGTTGACCATATATTTGAACAAAAACAACAATCCCCAAAAAAGGAAGTCTTTAAATCTACTGGATTTGCTGACTTGTTAAATGAAACAGCTGATAATGGTGAGTGGAGAAGTATAAATTCACAAGGTGGTCATTTAGTTCAACACAAGCACAAGCATGGGGACATATGAATCAAAATCCAAATACACTTCAAACCTCAGATGGTAAGAGTGTATCGGTGGATAGGTTACAACAAACTGAAGCTGGGCAAGCAGTGGTTAATGCTTTAACACGAGATTATTCTGGCTTGATGAAACACATCAACGCTAAGAAAGGTAAGTAATGGCAGGTAGGAAAGAATATAGAGTAGACCCATTAGACTTAAAACCGAACACGGCTGTCGGTGTTATGCTTCCTTTGGGTGGCACTCCTATATTTAAGTCATCCTACACAACTGAAGAGCAGGCTATTTCTAATCTGAAAAACTTGTTACTGACTCGTAAAGGTGAGCGACCATTTCAACCAAATTTTGGTACTGAAATATACTCTTTATTATTTGAGCAAATTGAACTCGACACAACAGAGTCGTTAGAGACATCAATACGAGCGGATATTAAATATTGGTTACCATACATTATTGTGTCTGAATTAGTCGTAACCACCGAAGAAGATTTGAATAGGGTACAAATAAAATTATCAGTAAAAGTTACAAACACAGGTGCAAATACCAACATAATTATTTATGTTACCAATCAAGGAAATATATCTATTGTCTGAGGATAAGAAATGGCAGAAAAAATTAAAAAGGAAGTAAATTTAATAGGAAAAGACTTTGGTGACATTCGCCAGAATCTTATTGACTTTACAAAAAACTATTTCCCACAAACTTATAATGACTTCAATGAATCATCACCAGGAATGATGTTCATGGAAATGGCATCATATGTGGGAGATGTATTATCGTACTATACAGATGTACAATTAAGAGAGTCCATACTTGACGAAGCTCAAGAAAAAAAGAATATCTTCACAATAGCACAATCTTTTGGATATAAACCAAAACTACTTGTACCTGCCACAACAAACCTAACTGTGTATCAAGTGATACCATCTATGGGAAGTGGTGATAATGTAAAACCAAATTGGGATTACGCATTGACTATTAAAGAGGGTATGATAGTAGGGTCTACATCCAATGGTGATGTTGAGTTTTCAACTATCAATAAAGTAAGATTTGGATTTTCATCATCATTTGACCCAACTGAAGTATCAGTTTATCAAATAGATGAAACTACAAACGAACCTGTATATTACCTACTTAAAAAATATGTAAAAGCTGTTAGTGGTGTTGAAAAAACTAAAACCTTTACGTTTGGTTCACCAAAACCTTATGACAAGATTAGACTTGAAGATGATGATGGGTTAATTGATGTAATTTCAATTATGGATGATGATGGTGATGAGTGGACAAAAGTCGATTACCTCGCACAAGATACTGTTTTTGAAGAGTTACCAAACACTACTGACTATTCAATAGCAATGTCTGCTTATGCAAACGAAACCCCATCACTCCTTAAACTAAAACGAGTTCCAAAGAGATATATAACTCGTATAACTGATGATGGTAAAATCGATATCCAATTCGGTAGCGGAATCTCACAAAATTCTGACGAGGAAATTCTACCAAATCCAGACAATGTTGGTTCAGCACTTTATGGAGCAAGTGGTGACCTTGACCAAGGTATTGACCCTTCAAACTTTATGTACACTAAAACATATGGAGTCGCTCCTTCTAACACTACATTAACTGTAACGTATCGTGTTGGAAATGGTGTTAATGATAATGTACCATCTCAAGATTTAACAACTATTGTAGAACGTGTTGTTGAAACTTCACCAACGAATTTAGTTGGTGGTGTATTTAATGTGGTACAAAACTCAATAGCAGTCACAAACGAAGTAGCTGCTGGTGGTGGTAAGTTCGAAGAAGAAATTGAAGAAGTTAGAAATAATGCACTCGCATATTTCAGAGCACAAAATAGAGCAGTAACTAAAGAAGATTACTTGTTAAGAGCATACGCATTACCACCACAATTTGGGTCGGTGGCTAAAGCATATACTGCTCCTGATTTTCAAATTAATACTTTGTTAGATGATGGAGTTGACCCAATTCCAAATCCGTTAGCAATCAACTTCTATGTATTGGGATATGATGCTAATAAGAATCTACAAAATCTAAATCCAGCTACAAAGCAGAACCTACAAAACTACTTGTCATATTATCGTATACTGACTGACGCAGTGAATATTAAAAATGCATACATCGTTAATATTGGTGTTGATTTTGAAATAATAACACTTCCAAACTATAACTCAAATGAAGTTCTTTTAAGATGTATTGATGCTCTAAAGCAGTATTTCAGAATAGAAAATATGCAAATTAATAAACCAATTGTATTAACCGACCTCTATGTATTGTTAGATAAAGTCGATGGTGTCCAATCAGTAGTACGGCCTGATAGAGATGGTAATGGTGGATTACAAATAGTAAACAAGTATAACGGAAGTTATTCTAAAAACAAATATGATATAACCAATGCTACACGAAACGGAATCGTATTCCCACCTAAAGACCCATCTTGTTTTGAAGTAAAGTATTTAGATGTTGACATTCGTGGTAAGGTAGTATCATTATTTTAAGGGGTAAGCATGATTTATAGAATATATCCAAGTAAAGACGCCACAATATACGAAGACACTTCTCGTAAAGACCAAAATACAGGTAAAGATGAGATACTTGAAGTTAGTAAATTGTATGATTCTACTGACAACACAACTCTATTAGGTAATAGTAGAGCCTTAGTACAATTTGATTTAACATCAATTTCATCATCAATCGTAAGTGGTAATATAACATCACCTCAATATAAATTGAATTTAGAAAATATTGAAAATGCTGGAATCCAATCGGATTACGATTTATATGTATTCCCAATCAAAGAATCGTGGGTAGAGGGTATTGGTTCTGAACCCGACACACCTCACAACGAAAACTCTGTAACTTGGGTTAATAGGATTACAAATACACCATGGGATGTTACTAACTCAACAGTAGATAAACCATTAAATCCAGACTTAATTGCATCGTTAGACGCATATTATGATTTTGCTACTTCAATCGGTGATTTCGAATTAGTAGAAAAAATTAAAGGTGTAAATGGGAGTGACCCTATATTATTTGTATCGGGTGCTAAATTAGCAATGTCATCTTCTGATTATAGTGGTGGTACTGCTAATGTATCATCATCATTTGAATCAGGTTCAATATATAAAATTGACTTTGACTTTAATAGAGGAACTTTATCAGGTGTAGATTTTAATGTAATAGACCCAAACGGATTCCCATTAAATAACTCAATAACAAACTTCAGAGAGTCTTTAGTAAGTACTGGAACTTATAATATGGCTCTTACAGCGAGTATCACTGGTGTATATAAAATACAATTTTCATTCTTTGATAATAATGGTGTTAATGGGTCTCAAGGTTCAATTGATAATTTCTATGTGTATAGAGATGTTGACCCCACAACTCTTGTACTTGACCAATTTAGTTCAAACTTAACATCATTACCAAGTACGTATTTAATAAATGAAGCCATTGTAAATAGAGATGGTGTAGCAGGTACAGCAGTCGTATCCAATTACGAATTGTCTTTAACATCATCAAATTTTGGTGGAGCTACTTTAAATAGAAAAATAAATTTACAAGAAAATAAAAACTACACGGCTAGTTTTGATATCGATGCTGGAAATTATCCTCTTATAAATAACGACCATACTGGTTCAATTGAATTTACAATTTTATCACCCGATGGTAGACTTGTTGATGACAATGATATGAGTGGGTATGTAAGATACATTTCTTCGAGTACATCACCATCTATAACCTTCCAAGCAAGACAAGATGGTGA